CAACAGCTGCACAAAAAGCGCAGTTTTTACTTTGCGATGCGCTAGACGCATAATATGAAACTTAAAGTATTAAGGTATAACTCAGAAGCAGACTCTACTAACGGTCTGCTTTTTGAGGTTAATAATTTGGGTAATCAGTTTTTATGTTATACCTTAGAAGACGAACATAGGGTTCTGAAAGTTAAAGGTGAAACAAGAATACCAGCGGGTATTTATAATATTAAATTAAGAAAAGAAGGAGGATTTCATGAAAGATATACTAAAAAATATCCTGATATACACATCGGTATGCTTCATATCATTGACGTGCCTGGTTTTGAGTTTATTCTTATACATACTGGAAATACTGATGAACATACTAGTGGCTGTCTTATTCTTGGAGATTCCCAAGAAAACAATACCATTATTAAAGACGGATTTGTTGGAAAAAGTGTCAATGCGTATAGACGAGTTTATCCAAAAATTGCAAAAGCTCTAAAAAACGGAGAAAGTGTTACAATAGAATATATAGATTACGATGGCATTAAGTAGAGAAGAATACGATAAATTATTAAGAACTGATTACGAGTCAGAGTCTATCAAATCTGCTAGAAAATCATCTACAATAACTACGTCTTCTGGTAATGTAATACAAGCTGAGTCTAAAGTTGTGTCACAGGTTTCTTCTAAAAACTTTGTATTGCCTTATAAAAATATATCTTATTTGACTAACAACTCAACAAATAAGTATACTAAAATATACGATAGTAATACACATGGACAGCTACAAGATATACTTTTTGTAAACGCTAGTACATCAGAAACATTAACTTTTAATTTGCTTCTATCACAATACAACTTAGATCAAGATAGTAGCAAGCTACCTAATCAAACATTAGAAAATCATCCTACTACAGTATATTTAATGAGACAAAAAGGTATAGCTGCTGCTACAGCTTTTGCTGCTAATGCTAAGCAACACTCTTTGTCTGGTGTTATTGGTACAGAAAAACAATTTACAAGTGGTACAAGTCCTTTTTATTTATATATTTACAAACAAAATGACCAAGGTCAATTGGATGTAACTGTATTATTATGAAAGAAAAGGTTCCTATTTGGCTTACCGATTGGGTATTCCAGGACAAGAAAAAAAACAAAATTAAAATCAAAGATGTTTTTATTAAATTCCATGATGGTGAGGACGTTATCAACAATGACATGTTAGTAAATATAGCTATGTCCAAGGTTAAGAAATGGAGAAAGAATCATACTTTTAAACCTGTTCAAATCGATGTAAAATCACAACACGATTTCGGACCACCTTATGAAAAAAAATAATACAGACGATATTAAATCGTATTTGTTAGCTAATCCAGAAAAATTAAACAAGGATTACCAGCAAACAGCAACGCTCTTTAATTGTTCTTATGAAAAAGTTAGAAGTATAGCAAGAGGGCTTAGAAAAAAAATAGTAAATCCAACAAGTAAAGAAAAAACAAATTTTTATGAAAGCAAAGATTCTGCTACGGCTACTTGTGAAGATAGTAAAAGAGTTAAGTCGTTAGACGACCTTTTAAAGGCTTGTAATGTAGATATAGATGTTTGGGAGGTAGACAAGTACGATATAGGTACTTATGAGGTTACAGGCTTTGATAAAGCTAAAAGACCCATAACAATACCAATGTTTAGAACTAAAGCTTGGTTAAAAAAGATAAACCCTTTAGAAAACATAAAGAAAATTAGAGAGGAGCTAGTCGAAGACTTGACTCCTCTTTTTAGTTCTGTGCCTAAACAAGTGATTAGACCTTCTAGTTATAAAGATGATGATCCGCATTTATTAGAAATAAACGCTTTTGATTTACATCTTGGTAAGATAGGTATAGATGGTGATGAATACAGCTTAGATATAGCTAGAGGCAGAATGATTGATGCATTAACACACTTAGTGCAAAGAGCTAGTGGGTTTTATATAAACCAAATACTTTTTGTAGTAGGTAATGATTTTTTAAATTCTGACGGCGATTGGCCTATAGTTAGTACAACTAAAGGTACACCACAGTACAATACTGATAAAGGTATAGAAATATATAGAGCGGGAAGAAAGTTAATAGTAGAATGTATACAAATGCTTGTAGAGTATGCAGATGTACACGTTTGCGTTATACCAGGTAATCACGATAGAGAATCTATGATGCACATAGGTGACGCTTTAGAAATGTTTTATGAAAACAACAAAAACGTTACGGTAGACAATGGCAACTCTATGATGAAATCTTTTGTTTATGGTAAATGTTTAATAATAAACGATCATGGTGATGGTCCTAAACTAAATGACTTGCCAGGAATAGTTTCACAGCGTTATAGAGACATATGGAGCGACGTTCGCTATGTTGAGGTACATAGAGGTCATTTACATACTAATAAAGCTTACAAGATGCAAGCAGTAGAAGAGTTAAACGGTTTGACTGTTCGTAATTTGTCATCTATGTCTGCTACAGATGAGTGGCACGATCAAAAAGGTTATGTAGGTAACATTAAAAAAGCTAGCGCCTTTGTATGGAGCGCTTATAACGGGGTGCAAGCTAAGTTAAACTATAACGTTAAAATTAACTAGGCCATATTACAACCAATATATGAAGATCCATTCGTTATCTTCTGTATTGTGCGTTGAGTGCGTCATCAACTTTCTTTATTTGTTTAACTAACCACCTTCTGTATCTTCTTAGTTTTTCTGGATATGTCATAAATTGCTTACGTCTGGATATGATTTCAACGTATTGTCTGAACTTCTTCTAGTTTTTTTTGGCATAGTAAATCCAAACTGTAGTTGAAATGATATATCTGTGTTTATTATTTTTGGTACAACAATCTTTTTAGTTGTTAAATCACCTTTTTTTTCGTAAAATATTACTTGCTGTATATGTACTCCCATTAATTTAAAAATTCATCATCGTCTCTATTGTACTTATAAGCATCTAAAGGATTTATATCTTGTTCATCGTAGACAAATATTAATTCAGGTATTTCTTTACCAGTCAACCAATCGTCGCATTTGTTATATAATCTTTCGACTAATATTTGTTCTGCGTTTTCTTTCTCTGATTCTTTTTTGGTTAGTTCTACCTCAATTAATAGTTTCATTACAAATCTTCTTTTAAAATGTTATATATTTTAGGATCTAAATCTTTTATTTCTTTATAAAGTTTTCTAGCCTCTCTTTTAGCTTCATCCATTTTATATTTAGGTACATCTACTCCTGTAGCGTTATTTATTAAAAGATGTGCTTTATACAATAGTTTACTTGTTTTCTTCTTCATCAACACTTTTACTGTCTTTAATTGCTATTTTCAAAAGTACGAAATATCCTATTAAATCGTCAACAGTATCTAAAGTATTTTTATCAATACCCCTGTTTTTAATTCTAGCAAGCTTGTCGTCTATCCTAGCACACAGGCTTTGTACAGCGTTTCCTTTACTAAAAATGTTTAGTGGTTTGGTTGCTGAATCGCCGTAACTTTTATTTTTTGCTACTAAAAACTCTTTTATAGAGTCGCATGTTTTTCTGATTTTGTATGTTGTTTCGTCTACTTTCATAATTAAAATTTAATTGATTCATAGTCAACTTGTATTATTTTATTGTTGACTTTTTCTTTAGTTCTGACTCTGTTAGTTATCACCTCTCTATCCATAGCAGGTAAACTTTCTATGTACCTGTGCAGCCAATAGTAAACATCAGCTGTTTCGAATATAACTTGATCGTATAAGTTTTTTGATTTGTTTCTTTCTTGAACTATTGCAGTAGAAAGCTCTAACAGTTCTTCTAGTAATTTTGATTTTTCTTCTTTCATTGTTTTAAAATATATATCTAATTTTATTCCACGGTATTATTTGGTCATGTAATTTAGTAAATTCTTTGATAAAATGTGATTTTAAATTTACTTTATACCGTAAGTTTTCACCACCATATTGTGAATTTTTAGTTTCTTGTATATCAGGCCTCCATAAATGTGACTCTACATCTACAATTCTTTTTAAATTTTCAATATGCTTATTTTTGTTGTGAGTTAAAAATATAACCTCAGCTTTGACAATTTCTTTGTATTCTACATTATTGTTTAACATAGTAAACAAGTGCTTGTAGTCTTCTAGCCATCCATCATAAACTATAACAGGGCTAAAGTTTACATGCACATCATAACCAGCCTCAATAAAAGCGTCAATAGCTTTAATGCGATCAATTATTTTAGATGTATTAGGTTCGTGTATGTCAGCCATATGTTGTGGCATCAAGCTAAATCTTATACGTATTTTACCTTCAGGATCATACGTAGCAAAATCAGGATTTACATATTTAGTTGCAAAACTACCCATAGCTAATGGATGTTCTTTGAAAAAATCAAATATATATGTCCAATCGTGATATTTAGCGTGTAATGCAAAGTCCTCGTTACAGCTTATGTCATAAGTTATAAACTCAGGGTGTGTTTGATTAGGCTTGTCTACATCAGCAAAATAAACATGGTTATTTATACTAGTCAATATATCGTTAGGGTTTTGAGCAATACTTAATCCTGTAGGCTTATGACGTTTCATATAACAATAACTACAATCATATAAGCAGCCGTGACCAAAACTAGGACTAATGTAGTCGGTAGACCTACCAGAATACCTAATTTTAAAAGTCTTTCTAGTGTCTTTAGTAATCATTTTTTTAAATATTGGTATATTCTGCTTTCAGATAATTCAAATCTAAATGCAATTTCTTTTACACTAACACCTAGCTTGTATAATAATTTGGCGTAAAAAGCTCTTAATACAATATTGATGTTTTTAATTTTAGTGTATTTTTTTGTGATACTGTTGTAATTCATCCTAATTTAGTTTTAAAGTGGTTAATTAATTCGTTCATTTTACGTTTGTAGAATAAATCAAAATCTACATACTCTGTTATACCTTCTGAGTTTTTGTCTTTAGGTGATGTTTGTTCCCATATTCTGTATAAAACATTACGCAATCTTTGTGCTGGTGTTTTTGTATCAAACTCCATATCAATACTTGCAGATTCTACTGCATCTATTTGCTTTTGCGTTATAGGTTGTGTTGATAATACTACAAATCCAGGTTGTTTTAATACGCTATATAAATCACCTACAGTTTGTGGTGATAGTTCTGGTGTACCTAAAGATACTCTTAGGCTGTTGTCTGCTAAAGTGCGTATATTGTCTACGCCTCCTTCAAATACTATTGTTGTTTTACTCATTTTAAATTTCTTTTTTAGCTTCTATTAATAAGTCCATAAATTGATCGTAGATTTCTTCTACTTCTTTTGAGTTTTCTACCCATTTATTTATGTCCTTTTCGTATTGTCTTGCGACTTTTACTAATCTATTAAATTTTTGTTTTGTAACTTTACTATGCCTACCTTTCATGCTGTATAGCATTTCGTGAAAAGCTCTAAATAAGATAATTATAAATATAATATCTACTTGCTCATCTCTTTTCATATTAAAGTATTTAGATGAAGCATTTTTAATAACTGATCCTTAGGATCTCTGGGTATGTGATCAAACCACAGTTTGTTTAATAAAATATTTGCTTCGTTTTTTGTAGATGGTTTATTATTTATTATATCATCAACCATCCATTGTGGGTAAGGACAAAGTTCTATAATTTGATCTATTTTGTCTTCTTGCCACCATTCTATAGGTTGTTCTATAGGTTCTTTGTTGTCCGAAAAAATGTCGTCTAGTTCCATAATAGTATACGCCCAAGGCCTGCTTTAACAAGCCCTGGGAACAACCAATCAAAAAAACAATGAAATCTGAACATGGAAAGTTCAGTCAGAAAGATGTACAAAGATACTAATTAATGTCTGTATCTTCTACAACCTCTAAATTATTTTCTTGTTTAGCATCTTGTTCTTTAAAATGCTCTATCATTTCTTTGATTTCTGGTATACTTTCGTTAATAAAACTAGCTATTTCGTGATCAATAGATTTGTCACTATTCTCATCATAACTTTTGTACATCCATAATGCTAGTACGTGATTATAATAATGTATAGATTTTCTTTGATCTTCTAGTAGTCTTTTAACCAATAGTGGTATTGTAATTTTTACTCCGTCAATAGTTACTTCTACTGTTCCTTCATCTGTTTTTTTCTTGTTTTTTGCCATATTAATGTGTTTTAATTTGAGATTTTAAAATTAAGTAATTTCTTTTTAAAGTTTTGTGTTCTTCAACAATATTTTTTAATTTTTTAGTTTTATCAATTAATTTTTTTCTAAGCGTTTTATTAGAATACATAAATGTATTTACTAACTCTAGAGAATCGTTACTTTTTGGATTGTTATCTATCATATTATAAATACTTATACCTGCGTAATAAAGTTTTTCTATTTCAGGTATATAAGATAAAGTATCGTAATTTTTATTATGATGTATAACACTTGCGTGATCTCTGTTGATAGCTTTACCAATCTCAGAATATGTATATGGACCGTTCTTTCTAAGTACAGTACATATTATCATTCTGTGATCAACTAAGTCTCTAGTCCTTTTGCTAGACATAAACAAATCTTTATCCATATTATAATGGTCTAGATAAGTATCAATAAATTCTTTTATCATATAATTTTTATTATAACACCAGGGTTCTCTTTGTCATAACTGTATTGCTCAAAATGCGGTATAATAAATTCTGCGTTATCGTCTTCTATCCAATGATTTTTAACCATTAAATCTTGTACGGTTTGTGCTGGATTTATATAATCAAACTTATGTCGACTACCTCTTATAAACGTAAACGATACAGTCACAGGAAATTCCTTGTTTTCTATCATTTTTTTAAACTTGGGTTTATTTATAAGATAGTCTGCTTGTGTTTTTTTTATATAATTCATAACAGTTTTTGAATTGATTAGCATTTTACCTGTCCATCTTTTTGAGTTTTTAGATGAAGGTACATTACCTGGTATGAATATTTCCATATATTTAGGGATGTTGAGTCCCCAAATATACGGTTTTTAATTAAAACGGTAAGTTGTCGTCGTCTTCTACAGTTGTTTTTGTTTCAGACCACAATTTATGCAACTCATTGTATTGCATAGTTTGCTCAGGACTTAACGTTCTGTTGTATTTAGCATCATACTTAATAGTTTCTCCTACTTTTTTAGAGAATTTATATTGTAGTGATGTTCTTACAACAGGTTCGTTAGTTTCTCTATCTGTACCAATGTACTCTTGTGTAGTAAAACAAACTTGTAGCCTTTTACCAATTACTTGATCTAACGCATCAGACATATTTGTGAAGTCTTTTACACCACAGTTAATCATAAACTCTTTTAGTAGTTTACGTTTAAAATCTGCAGTTTTTGGTGCGTCAGTTTCTTTTGGTGTCCAAAATCTAGCTTTAGTTTTTTTACCATCTGATGTGTACAAAATAAAGTCTAAGAATGGTGACCCTGTATAGCCTTCCATTTCTTTTTCAGAGAGTTGTCCATTTACTGTACATGTGTACGATCCAGGAGTTCTTAAGTAATCTACTTTTTTGTACTCTTTTTTTTCTGTTTTTTGTGAGGTGCTTACCTCGTTTAAATTCCAATTTGACATATTAATTTTTGTTTAAAGTGTTTTTGATTTTATTGTTATGTAATGTGATCATCATCCATATTTGACTATAAATAACGTCATCTTTATCAGAGTTTTGATTTATATCTAATTTATGTCTTAGATAGTCCATAATCTCGTTTGTTAACTCGTCAGTATAATTCTGATTAGTGTAGGCATATGTAGCTTCTAAAGCTGCTATGTCTAATAATGTTTTACTTTCCATTTTTTACTTTCCAATTTATATATTTAGTTAGTGTGTCACCATCAAAAATAATTTTATCTTTTTCAGGTGCATAAGGATATTCTTTACCCTTATAGTCTTTGGTTTGTAATGTTTGTATGTCTAGTCTGTATAAGAATCTACCTATACCCCAAGATACACAAGCACGTTTAAATGCATCAGATGCATGTCCTTTGTCTTTTTCTACATTAGATTCAGAGCCTGTGTCTGATTTCCATACCCAATGTCCATTGACAAGTATACCTACTCTACACATTAAAAGTCCATTAGCGTCGTAGTATTCTGTAGACCAATTGCCTGGCCCTACTACATCATCTAACAAATCTTGTGCGTCACGTGCATCTATATATGCTACGCAGTTCGCTTTACCATATCTAGAAGATTGTACTCTCCATTTGTATGGCAGTTCTTTTTGCAAATCTTTTAAATTAATTGCTTCTTGTTTCATAATCATTATAATTTTTTTGGGTTGATTTTGTCTGTCGTGATGCTTTTACAATTTTTATATATTTACGTATCATCACAGGTGTGTTTTGTATTAAACTTGCACCTATTTTTACAAACAAACTTTTTATTACATTTTGTACTACAGACTTTTTTATGCCTGTGTCATATGCAATTTCTTCATATATTTTATCTAATTTTGACTTGTTTTTCATTGTAAAATAGTATTTAAAAATACGAAATTTTTACCAATTGAACAAGATTTTTGCAGTTTTATATACTACATATCCTACTAGACACATACCTAAAATAGGAAATAAAAATACCAAGGTTGTTGTTGTTATTACGCCTATAACGCAATACAATAAAATGCTAAATATTTTCATAATCTTCAAATTTAGTTTGTTCAGCTACAAATCTTAGATTTATCTCTCCTACACCAATGTTACGTCCTTTAGCAAAGATTACCTTTGCAAGTCCTTTTGTTGGGTTACCTGTCTCATCTTCGTGCAAACCATAATATTCAGGCCTGTATATTAGAGCTACAATATCTGCAGCTTGTTCTATCTCGCCTGACTCACGTAGATCTGACATTGTAGGTTTAGAATCTGCTCTAAAGCTTACGCCACGATTAAGTTGTGACAATGCTATAATAGCTATATCTAATTCTTTAGCTAGATTTTTTAATGCACGTGCTACTGCACTAACCTCTTGCTCACGACTTGACCTTTTGCAGGTAACTAATTGTAAGTAATCTACAAGTACAAGTTTGATTTTGTTAGTGTGCACGTACTGTTTAATTTTTGATAATAAATAGCTTAAATCTGTATTATTACAGTCATCTATTATTAACGGTAAATTTTCTATGTAACCGACAGCTTTATTAACTTTTTTAATTTCTTGTTCATCTAATGCGCCTTTTCTAAGCCAATGACTGCTTACGCCAGACTGAATGCTAACCATTCTTTGTAGTAGTTGTATAGATGACATTTCGTAACTGAATATTGCAATAGGATTTTTAGCTCTAGCTGCATTAAATGCAGTTGTTACAGCAAAACTCGTTTTACCCATAGATGACGCACCACCGACTATAATTAAGTCAGTGGATTGCCATCCATTCGTAAAATCATCAAGAGATTTAAAGCCTGTGGTAATTCCTGTTATACCTTCTGTATTAATTTTAACAGCAAGGTCTTCAGTAAATTCTACCAATTGTTTTATAAGAGTTTTATCTTTATCCTCGTGGTTATCAACTAACCTGTTTTGTAAATCATTAATCTTGTCGCTAATAACAGCTATGTCAGATTGATTTTGTACATGGTTATTGATTTCTTGTAAATATTCATTTACTATTTTTCTTTTAGACGATTCAACCAAACTTTGTAATGCTGAGTCAAACTCTCTTGGCATAAGTGTAGATGTACTAGTTAATTGTACAACTTTTACTGATAATTTACTTTTAGTACCTAATTCTTTGCCTATGTTTACAATGTCTGGTTCTTTGCCTTTTTTTATAATTTTTGTAAACGCTTTGTATATTAATATATTGCTTGGATCATCAAACATATGTATATTAAACAACTGTGCGTTTTGGTGATACAATTTAGTGTCTACTATTATATTACCTAATATTATGTTTTCTAGCTCATAATACATAAATTTTATATTTTTTGATTGTGAATACTATTTAATTCATTCATTTTTACTTCGTAGGTTTCTTCATTTAATCCATATACATGTCCTACAGAGCCGTGTGTATTTTGACATACTTTGTTGCCGCCTAGATTTTTATGAGTTGTCAGATAACCCTTGTCAAAATCTGCAAATTTAAATGTATCTAGCCAAGGAACATATGGTACACTCATATCTTCTCTGTTTTCAAGATTTTTTGGATCAAATTTTACATAACATGCGCCTATACCGCCTTTACCGTTAGGTTGTATTAATGTATTGTTTCTGTAAGAGTTTAGTTTTTTGCGAATATAACCATTTTCTTTAGCATATACATGGAAAAATATTTCTAAAGCATTGTATTCTGTATACACACGATCCATAACTACAAAATGTGTTTTACGCCTTCTGTTATAACATTTATTCCATAACAAAGCCCTGCCTATTATTAAATCGTCATTGTTATATAACACTAAACATTGTACTACATCTTTACCTAATGATTTGTAAAAATCTAATAACCTTTGATTTTCTTCGTGACGCATACACGATTGACCTAAAGTGCCATTACCATTTGATTCATTATAGTTATCACTATCGTAAGCATGATGTATGTCACTTGTAATTTCAAAATAACCTATTTTGTCTAGATTATGTATCAGAAACAAAGACTCAAACTCTTCTAGTTGCCTGGCTGTATAAGTTCCATAATGAAATAATTTGTTAAATACTCTACCAAAAGTAGACATTATAGCTTTTTTCTTACGAAGCTCAGGATTTCTTAAATTTTCTGTAAGGCTTAAATTTCTATCAAAATATGTAGTGTAACCATTATCATCGCTTTTTAATAGGTTTTTAATCTTTCTTATAGTCCAATACGAAATTTTACTTTTATCATCTATTGCAATATCAATCATTACAGGCCAATCTTTTTCGTTTCTGTCTAAATTGTCCATTATACCTTTTTCAAAATCATTTAACATATCGTGTATGTTATTGTGTGGTATAGATTTTATTTTATCTTTTAGATTTTGAGATAATTTAAATAGATTTTTGAAATTATATATTTCGTATAGACCATATGGAACTTCAATTTCTTCAACTTTATCAAACATTTCTTCTGGTATTATACAAGACGATCTATTTGTATGTATAAAATAAAGATGTTTTGTTGTGTAATTTACAGGTAGCAATATAAATCCATCTATAGTATATTCTATAATGTAGAATAAATTTTCAGATGAATAATACAATTCTTGCATTGTTCTCACATGTGACAACTTGGAAAAATGTATATTAGGATTATATGTTGCTTCGTGCAATTTTTGCACATCAATATACTTATTAGATGTATCTTCTTGTATATACTCGTCTTTTATTTTAACTATTTGTATCATGTTGTTTAATTATTAAAATGGTACTTTTGAGTCTAAATAATCATCTAGACTTTTTAAATCTTCTGAATCTTTCTGTTTTTTTGTGTCTACAATTTTAAATGGTTTTGTGTACAAGCTTTTGTTTACGTCGTTATAATAGGCTATAGGATTTTCTTCTAACAAATTATATATTTCATAAACTTCTTTTTTATATACAGGGTATAGTATTGGTGCATCTTCATAATAAAATCCATCATCTATATAATTAGTATATACATTGCTTTTAGTACAATGCATATTTAAACATAGTTTGTGATTTTGGTATTTTGTTAATTCTTCACCACATTCTGAGCATTTAGAACTTGAATTTTGTTTGTCTGCCATATTTTTTGGATTTGCGTCCCTTGTAAAATTTCCACCCCACTTGTTGTAGCCTTGAACACCTGTGTAAGTGTTGTATCCGTTGTAGGTGTTGTAGCTTTTTTCATAAGTATGTTCTTGCTTTATTCCTCCAACATGTATTGCTATGTCGTACATTAAGTTTAATGTGTTTAATGCATCTTTATAGCTCACATACTCGTCGTCTGTGTGTGGACTGTAATAGCCTGATGATATATTAGCCATAGCTACGTTCGGGCCTTTATCGCTTGATTTTAATTCTTTAACGTCTGTAAGTCCGCCGTTAGGTTGTAATTTAAATCCACGTTTAGTGAGCAAGTGTGCAATATTGTTTTGAAATTCATTGCCAGATAGTTCTACTAATCCAATTTTAGTTACAAAGTCATCGTTACCTTTTCTGTCTGTTTGCAATACAAATGCAGCGTCTTCAAAGAATGTCATATCTGCTACGCCACTACCTACTGTACCTACCTCCTCTGCAGCAAAGAATGCTACTTTAGCATAGTCTAGCTCGTTTAATAGATTTAGACAAGCCCACACGCCTACTTTGTCGTCGCCACCACAACCTGCTGTTTCTGTAATATCACATCCTAGTTTGTAGTGTTTGTATTTTGTCATACCATAAAACAATGTGTCGTCTTCAGTTTTAGTTTTACATATTTTAAAATTATCTAATATGTTATGTACTGTGTCTGTGTGTGAAACAAAGCAAGGATAGTGTAATGCAACGCCGCTTGGCATTTGTTTTGTTGCATAAATATTTTGTATAGTATTTTTACCAACTTTAACACTTTCTGTGACAAAACTTACATTAGGCATAGATTTTAATACGCTTTGTATGTATTCTATCATTTGATCTTCTTGGTAACTTACACTTTGTACTGCTAGTACATCTTCTAATTTAATTTTTACTTCCATTATACTAATCTTGGTATTTCATTAATTTTTGCTTGTTCAGCTTTCTGTTGTCTTTTAACCCAGTTACTACCTCGTAGTCCTGGATATTTTTCTTGCAATAATCTGCTACATCTTTCTATTGATTTAGGTTTAGGATGTTTTTTGTGTATGAACATGTCTTGCAACAGCTCTTTAGCTGTTATATCTTTTTTGTGCATAGATTCCCATATTATACGAGCTACCAATCTTTGATCGTCGTCTCTATAAACAGGATCTTCAAGTAAAATGTTCATTACTTTTATTTTTAAGCTAGTTGTTTTTTTATTACTATTCATATTTAATTATAACTTCTGAAACATAAATTGAATCTATTATAGTAGGAACAAAATGATAGATATGCATGTTATTGTTAGTATGAACCATGTTTTTATAGTGTTCGCCATCTTTTCTATACCACTCTAATGTTCTGTATGTTTTTACTGTATCACCATAATAACCATGGTCACCAATAACTAAAACAGTTTTAATATCTGGTGGTAATTCATAACTTAAATGTTTTGTGTTGAACCATTTTGTCACTCTAACATCGTTAACAAAAGCAGGATTCCTATCTCCACCCACTACAATGGATTGTTCTTGTGCATATAGCTGTGTTGTTATTAAAAATAATAAACTAAGAAATTTTGTTTTCATGTTTTCTGTTTTCTAATTCGTAATCTTCTACGTCGTTTACATTAACTTTTTTAACTACACCTTTTTTGTTAGGCGCAGAAGACATAGTTATCTTTTTTAATTTTGTAAAGTTTACAAGATTTTTAACAGTCTTATAGACATTGTTTGTTAATTCTTCTGTAACTTTTGATTCGTCATCACCTTCTTGTATTTCTGCAACTTTAGTAATGTTCCATTTTACGTTTTCAAAATTACCAGTATTGACTGATTCTGAGTAGCTTACGCTGATTTCTTTTATTTTCATCCTATTTTGAATTTAATTATACCGTTGTTTACAGATTTATATCCTGCATAGACGGTGTTTTGGGTTTGATATTCAACTTGGTTTATTAATTGCTGTGCATCAAAACCATATCCTTTTGGATACTCATAATTGAATTTTTCTAATCCTCTAAGTGCACAATCTTCAGCCATCATAACTACTGTGTTAGCTGTGTCTATTAGCTTTCTACGTTGTGCATTTTTGTTAACTTTAATCTTCATCTTTGTTATATTCTTGTGCATCATCTTTTCTGCGTTCATTGTATTCGTATTCACTAATCATTTCATATTGTGAATCGTCTTCTTCGCATTCTGTGCATATCATATATTCGTCTGCGTGTTCTTTGCACTCGTTACAAATATCTGTATGTCCCCAGAATCTAGAGTCACAGCAATTACTTGCTCCGCTTCCTTCTTGCTCCACGCCACAACAGCTTGTAACCTCATCAGAGGTATGTCCGTCGTCTTGCGGGTTAGATAGTTTCCACTTATCATAAGTCATAGCTCATTAACTTTTAATTGTTACCATATTTGTTAACCAATCTACTAAATATTCAGCATATTTGACATTAAATACTTCACCTTGAAATTTAAATTCTTTTTTGTTTTTTGATTTAGCTTTTTCTAAAGCTTCTTTTAATAATTCTACGTTTTTTGTTGTTATATACATAATTAATAAATTAAAAATCCACCTGATTGTTCACAAAATTCTGCAAATTCTTTTACATTTTTTTCGTCAAATGGATAGTTGCCTTCCCATTTTTTTTTGGCTTGTAAGTTATCCCAATCAGTTTTATGTGGTTCGGGATAATCTCTTGGCACTATATCGCCATGTTGTTCTTTGACTCTTTCTTTTAATACGTCAATTAAAACTTCTATCTTTTTGTTATGATCAACAGTTTTTTGTCTTTTCTCTTCATAATGTGCAGCATATATTTTTACATCTAAATCCTTTATTAGCTTTCTTAATCTAGCAGCAATCTTTTTAGATTTAGTTTTAGATATTTTATGCCCATCATTGTATGTGCCTTTTGTCATATCTTTTTCTGTTAATATATCTTGACAAGAACTGCATACATACATCCATAGTGGTCGCCACCACCAAACATTATTTCTAAAGTATACGCCTGGGTTTTCTAACTCCCATTCTTCGTATGCATTATACCATTCTTTTTGTATGGCTTCATCTTTTATTAGCCACCCAGATTGATGTTTAATTAGTATCTCTGGTTTTTTTGTGTTTTCTTGAGGTTTTAAACCGTGCAAATCAAATCCCATAATTAATTATTATAATATTGTTCTAACGCACGCTCTCTGCGTGTCTTTCTTTTTTTCTTTGGTTCTTTATTTTCTTTTTTTAGTCCTCTTTTACTTAATACTTTGCGTCTATAAGTAGAGAATATAAATCCTGCTATAAAGCCGCTGCTCATCATAAATTGTGATGCACTAGTTATAATTGGCAAAATTATTGTTAAGCTTATGTCCCAATAGACACCATACTTACGTATTTTATCCCAATCATTACCATATATGTCACACAATGTATAGATGTAAACACCAGCAATACAAAAAGCTAGTATTAAAGTCATTCTTTTTTTGTTTTAATTAACAAATCCATTTCTATAGGATATGTTAGCATACAACTCTTCAAACAATTTATCTTCTTTTTGTTTTAGTTTATTTATTGTTTGATTTTTTGGACTTTTGACCTTTTTAATTATGCTCTGTAGTCTCTTTATCTTTATCATCACTATAAATTTTTGCAAAACTGTCAAATAAATCTTGCATTTGTGTTTCATTAGAGTTACTAGTTTTACAATCATCTTTTTCTTCTACATTATAAGATGCATTTACGTACTCGTTTATTTGTTGCAGCACTTCTTTGAATGTTTGGTGCATTTCCACCATCTCTTCTATTGAGTACTCTACTTCTAGTTTACCTAGTTCGAACTGTACTTCTTCTGCTGCGTTTACTTTGATGTTTTCTAATTTAAATTTCATACTATTTTAATTTACCGATTCTAAAATTATTGTTGTTAAACTTTTGTTTTGTTAAGTATTTAACTATCTCATTTTTCTTGTTAGATTTTTTATTGAAATAGTTTTCTATTGTACCAAAACTGTATTCTAAATGTGTATCCCATAGTTGTTTTTCTATAGCATACTCTTCGTATGTTTTAAAATACTTTTCTAGTATCATGCAGTTAAGCTCCAGGTTTTTAAATCTGTAACTTACTTTTTTCATTTTATAACCTTCGGGCGCTTGTTCTACAACCTTGCCGTTAGGTATGATGATTACTAAATTTTGTTCTTTTCTGTAGTGTGGTATGCACTTGTTCATGTTGTGTGCTAATACTGCATCTGCTACAAAATTCTTGTTTGAAATTACTAATGCCATTGTTTTATTTTTATTGGCGTTTCGGTAAATGAATACCTAACGAAATCAGTCGCTAGCTGTTGCTTTAAAGTGTGTGCTCACTATTAATATTTAAGAATATGTTTCATGACTTATTTCTTTTTGGTAATGGTGGTCTTTTGTGTAAGTCCCACCATTCACTACCATCGTACTCACCTCTTGTAATCCATAAACCATTTTTTAGCCATATAGTACCAAAGAGTTGTTGGGCACCATATCCTGCGTAATAATTTATTTCATTCATTTTAGATAACCATTGATCAAACTCTTTATCAGTATGACCAGGATATAACATTATCCAATGATATTCACTTTCAGGTATTATATCTTTGGAGTAAGTTATACTAGCAGCTTGTATATCCTTTAGCGGTATATTAGCATTAGTCAATAGTTTTACTATTTCATTTTTTACATTTGTCATACTCTGGCTTTGTTTTAATATAAATATTCATAGCAATTTTATCAATCATCTCCCAATCACGATCATGTGCTTTCCAAGCATCTACTAGTTTATTGAACGCATCAATTCTAGACCAATACAATGCTTCATACCAATCTCTATCTTCTATTAATTCTTTTTTTTCGTTTCTTTTCACGTTAGTATTATATTTATTAGATTCAACTTTATTTATAAAAGACTTTATCTGCTCGTCTAATTCATCTATGATTAATTCCAGAGATATACATATTTCACGTAATTTTTCGTTACGCAATTTAAGTTCAGAAATTTCTTCTTTTAGCTTAACTATATCTGCTGTTAACCAATCTACCTTTGCTAACGCATCGCGTAGCTCAAGGTTCTTATCTAATATACTCATTAGTATTTTAATATTACTTGGTTAGACATTACATTAACATAGTCAACAACATTCTTATCATTTAAATGGAATGTCATTGTTCTAGCACCAGGCTTATAGCTTTTGACAGCTATTATTTCTAATGCCTTCTTACAAGGTTTGATTACTGCTTTTTGTATTAATAGTTTAGTACGCTTAGTAACACCTGTTTCTACATTAGTTTCATACACTTTAAGATTAGTCATATTATTGATACGACTAGCAATATCTTTAATCTTGTACTCCAACGTAGGTTTGAAACTCATCACATCATAACTTGTCTTAGGTTTGTCTAAGGCAGTTGTGTAATAGTTACTTGTACTTAAATCTGTTGTTGTTGCATATTTTGCAACGATTTTTAAATCTCTCATCTCTTTTTTTTTGAGAGTTTGCAGGCAAATGAATGCCCTACCGAAATGTGTCGGCACACTTAATTGAACAAAGTTTTAAACATGACTTGACTTTATCAAAATTATTGTATAACTTTGAAGTCATAAATTAATCACTTAAATAAATGAAATTATAATAAAACATACTTAAACCACATAATTCTACATAACTACTTGATTATCAATAACTTAAACATTTATAGTACTTAAAATAGTACTAAAACTATAGTTTATAGACTAGTAGATATTATATAACTCTTATGTAGTTAAACATAAAATCAATACGCAATAGTTATTTTTTTTTCTTTCTTACTACTTATTGTTGTTAAAACAACTAGCTAATTAGCAAAACCCACCCACCCACCTATAGTTTTATACACAGAACAACTGTTTAACTATTAAAATAACATCAACGCAACGATTATTGTGGCAAATGTTTATATTATAAATTACTTAAATTATTAATATCATCTTCTCTTGATTTCAATGCATCGAGAGCATTAGCATATGATACCCAAACAGTAGTAGTAACATACTTACCGTTCTCGTACTTGCCTTTCTTTACGGCAAGGTTAGAGTCTGCAAACGCAGCGCCATCCACAATCTTGTAGTACACGCCATTGTCAGACTCCTTCTTGATCTTGTGAAGACCAAGCTTCTTCAGCTTGTTGAATACAGTAGACTGCTTAGCCTCAGCATTCTCAAGCATCTCTTTTAAATCAGCACCAGAGTATATCTCCATAAACAGATCAGCTTTGATGTAGTAGTCTGTAGTAAACCACTCACCACCTTCCTCATGAGTAGGTATTCCAAGTATGATTGTGCTGATGTCACTTATCTTAGTACTACCTGCCATGTATTGTGTCTTGTACTTAGTACGAGCATACACGGAGATCTTACCTTCCTCAGCTAACTGAGCGATAGGTGTAGCAACAACTTGCTTACTTGAGTTACGAACTCTGTTGTTAAAGTTCTCTCTGATTTGATTTGCTGTCATATTTGACATAATAGTTCTCGCCTCATAACATAATAATGCGGACATCTAACGAGTATGGTCCTGGTTAATCTTAATGAACCCTGAAGAGGAATCGAACCTCTCCATGTTCCAAACAGGGTTGACTGACTAGATTAGATCTGTGAAGTCAGTTGCCTCAAGAGTTAATAGAGCAATAGATGCTACTCGAGTGTCCTTACGTAGTTGTTGAACACCTTTAGTACCAGCGTATCGTTTAGATACATACTGATGAGCTGTTGCTACAGGATCTTGAAGTAGAGTTACTGTACTCTTCTTTGCTGATTTAGCAGCGTTAGTTACTTTCTTTACTCTTGATGTTTTAGCTTTAGTAGCCATAATAGTTCGTGCCAATAAACATACATTGATGCCAGCTACACACGTTCAGCTGTAGTTAATAGTTAAAAATAGACCACGGTGTGTCAAAAATTTCGATGACACGGGGCGTGGTATGTAATATGTATCCCTCCCTCACAACAAAAAAAAATTTTTTTTCTACCTTTGCATACATGAATGATAAACAGATAGCACAGATTGCATTAGAAACAGGTATAGATGCTGATATTTTAAGAAAGTATATTGACAACTTGATTAAAGAAGAAGGATTTGAAAAGGGTAGTGTTAAGAAAAGAGTAAGATCTGTAAGTAAGAGAGACTTTAGTTCTTTGCAGAATGTGGTTGAAGGTAATGTTTATTACGAAAATGAAAAAATCAACTCAGAGCCAATCAACAAGTATGTTGGTGATGATGTATTCTTTCCTTACATCACCAATGATAAGGGTAATTCTGGTTATGATATAGGCTATGGTATTAAGTTAAAAGACAAACAAGGTAATTTTTTACTACCAGAAGTTGCTAATAGCGAAGAGGACATACAAAGACTTATGGAAAAGGGTATGGGGGAGAAGGAGTATAACTCTTTATTTGCTAAAGTGGTTAAAGATAAGATCCTTGGAGCTAAGAACACTTATAATAAGTTTATAAAGAATGGTGAGTATAAGGGTGTGCAATTAAATGATGCTAGAGATTTTGATAGTTTAAACGATTATGAGAAGCTACTTATGGTTGACACTCACTACAACGTTGGTTTAACTGAGTTTCCTATAATGATGTCTGGTGTTAGTTCTAATGATATGTCTATTATAGGAAAGGAGTACAGACACTTTTCTGATGGTAAGTTGTTGGGTAGTAGAAACGAAATGCGTAAATCTTTTCTTATAAAGAATATCGCTATGAAAAAAAATATGTTTGGCAGCAGATTAGAACAGTATATGAAAAGCGTTATTGATACAGGTCAGGGCATGAAGAGTAAGTTAAGTGATTTGTATGATAGTACAATAGGTGACTCTTTATATGAAAGTGATCTGCCTTTTGTTGGCCAAGAAGCTATGCCTGATAGCACAGCAATGACTAATCAAGAATATACTGATTACTTTTTAGAAAATACAGACGAAGATAACCCTTACGGACCAAATCAATAACATATGGATTTTTTTGACAGCGCAGATGAAGGAACTATTATTAAGCATTACGACGACGATAGTTACGATGTAATAGTAGCCTATAGAGGTTTAGACTTATTAATAAACCACGAGAATAGAATACTATACGATCTTGGCATAAACGACTTTATAGTTAAGAATATAAAGACCACTATAGACTCCGACAATATATGGAGAAACACATTCCACGTAGTTACTAAGAATTTTTAGTACTTTTGCATAAGTGTATTTAGTTAATATAAATAGAGCAGGGGATATTTATAAAGACGACGACGGCGTTATACTTGTCCCAGAGTTTCAGGAAGTTTTAAACGGAGAGGAATTAGGTCAGGTTGCTATGAAGTGGGTAGCACTCGTGTGCGACTACGAAAGCCCTTATAGACACTTTACAGAAAGCGAAAGAAAAAAAGCTGTAAGTAAAGATCTATATAATACTTATAAGTGGAAAGGTGAGAAATCACCTAAAGTGTTAGCCGCCTTAGATAAATACAAACAATTGCAGTTTGATCCTTTAGATGAGCAGCTAATAGCTTTTAATAAAAAGATAACGCAGTTTACTACATATATGAACAATATGCATATAGATGAAGATACTGCTGAAGGTTTGCAAAAGATTATGATAGGTATCGAAAAGATATATAAGACTAGGCAAACCTTAGTTGACTCAATTGAACGTAGAGGCGAAAGACAAAAGATTGCTGGGGATAAACAATTATCATTCCTAGAAAGAAGAAAAGAAATACAAGAACAAAGTCGAGATAGTGCGTAAAAGACCAAGCGGATATAAAAAGAATAAAACAGATATATCTATAGATTATCTTAGGTATCGCTACAACTATTTTTATAAGCGAGGCAAATATGCCGAAGCAAAAAAAGTGAGCGACAGGGCTGACGCCCTGTTTGGCAGGAATATCGACAACGAGTTTCATATGAAATTGAGTGAGAAGGAAAATATAAATGATCCATTTGGTATTGGCAAAACAAATAAAATAAAGTATGGCGGTAGGAAAAAAGGATTATAAAGATTCTCAGGTTAGGCTAAAGCATAAGCAAAAGGTACCTCCTCAAACATTAGTTAAGGTTGAGCCTTCTAATGATGATACTAGAACAAGGGCAGAGCTTTTAGACGCCATAGAAGACTTGTTTCAAACTGTATACACTTCTACAGGCGCTAGTAGAGAGGTAGATCTAGAAGATTTAAGAGCTATACTAACTATGTTAGTCCTATCTGCAACTAATGCTGATGATGATGGTGTTGGTGCTACACAAACACAAGTAGATGCTATAAATTTAAATTCTAATAATATTGCTAGAAACGCAAGTGATTTAGCTACTTTCATTAGCAATATATCAATTAGTAATAATAAAGTAGGTATTGGAGATAGTACACCTACTAGAAAGCTTACAGTCAATGGAGATATAGGACTTCCTAATAGTGGTAAATTATTTTTATGGGATAGTCACGACGCAAACTACCTTCAATACTACAGGTGGGAGTTAAATTCTAGTTTGACAGCATACATAAATAACTCTGGCTCTGGAGGAGTTGCTTTAAAAACAGCTGGAAATACTAGGTTGCACATTGATAACTCGGGCAACGTTGGTATTGGCACAACATCACCTTCTGAAAAGCTGGAAGTCGATGGTAGTGTAAAAATACAAAACAACGACGCTATAAAGTCGAAAAACGTAGCAGGTGCAGCTAGATCACTAATATCCCTAGGCTCAGACAATGTATTAAGAATTAAAGGAAACGATAGCGAAGGCTCTACTAACGTTTTATCTATGGTGGCTGGCGGCAACGTAGGTGTCGGAACAACTAGTCCAGCAAGAAGATTAGAAGTTTACAATAGCTCCTCTAGCATGATAAGTCAATTTAGGTCTGGCTCTGGCACTAGCTCTTTTATTTGTTTTGCAAATACAGCATCAACAGCTGATCAAGTTAGAATTGGATCTATATCGAGCAATTTAGTTTTATCAACAAATTACACAGAAAGAATGCGTATTAATTCTTCTGGGAACGTAGGCATTGGTACTACTAGTCCTAGTAGAACTTTGCACGTAAAGAAAACTGGAGATAACGAAGTAGCAAGATTTGAATCAGACCAAACCTCATCATACGTAGAGCTGGAAGATGCTAACACTACTGGTCAAATACTTATTGGAACTCAAGGTGATAATTTTAAAATACACACTGCTGGTACTGAAAGATTTAGGATAGACGGTAGCGGCAACGTCGGGATTGGTACTACTAGCACAAACACAAAGCTGCACGTTGCAGGTGTAACTCAAATAACAGAAAGTGGTAATACTGCATTTTATGGAGGTGATTATGTAAGATTATTTAATCATCAAAACTTTAGAATTAGAAATGTAGGTGGCTCAGCAATCGTCAACTTATCTGTAAGTGGTAACTCTTATTTTAATGGCGGCAACGTCGGTATTGGACAAACGTCTCCTGCTCACAAACTAGACGTAGCTGGATATATACGCTCTGCTAACACAGGGGCAGACTCTACTACAAAGTACAGCGGATTTTTCGGTAGACACTATACCAACTCGGAGGAAGATGTGCTGGCTATTTCTACTGAATCTACTTCTAGTAATAATAACATATACATAGGAGGTGGATTTGGCACAAGAAACTCTGCTACTACTATTAGGTTTAGTACGGCGGCAAACTCCACTACTACAACTGGCTCAGAAAGAATGCGTATCGACAGTTCAGGTAACGTAGGTATTGGCACTACTAGTCCTGGTAAATTTTTAGACGTAAACGGAACTTTTAGGGCTAGTGGCGAAGCGTTTTTAACAGGAGGGTTTGATATTACTGCGGCTGGTAGATTTAGAGATGGTGTTGCTTTAAACTTTAACACAAACAGAACAGCTAGAATATTTACAGATAGCAACGACTTAATAATTCAGCAAGGAGAAGACGATAAAGATATTATATTTAAGTCAGACGACGGCTCAGGTGGGGTTGCTGAATATTTAAGAATTGATGGTGGCGTTGGATATATGGTTGCCAGTAAAGCCATTAGAGCTTTAGACGGTGTAAACCTTCAGTTAGGTGCTAGCGCTGATTTTACTATGCAACATAATGGTGTCAATACTATTTTACAAAACTTTAATGGTAATTTAGAAATAACACAAGGAGCAGACGATGGTGACATTATATTCAAGTTAGACGATGGTAGTGGTGGTACAACTGAATATTTTAGGATTGATGGTGGTGACGGAAACATTAAGTTCTACAAAGACATAATCAACCAAGCTAACGCAAACCTAGTAATGGGTGGTGGTCAAATAAAGTTTTCTGATGCT